ATCGCTACAAGAGAGTCAAGGTTGGCAATTCAACTGCTACTGGTCTTACTAATAACGATTTCCCTGCATACCGTACTTTTTCTATCGACGTCACCAAGCATCTCGGATTATTGAAGTACACCGGTCAATTGACCGCTCCTCCTACCAACAAACATTTTTATATGTTTTGCAATTGGGTGAATCCTGATGGAACGACTCCGGACGCTCAGCCACCTCGAGTTCAATACTATTTGGATTTCACGTACACCGATCAGTAAGGTCGCTCCCTCCGATGGTTATGTACGACGCCTTTCCGTCTTACTGTCCCCCGCGCCGCGCCTACACCCGTTCGGCAAGAGGGCAACTACGCCCCTCCGATGGTTATGTACGTCGCTCCCTCCGATGGTTATATACTACGCCCCGCCCATATGGGGTTATTAGCTATGGGTTATTAGGGTTATTAGCAATTCGCCCATTCCGAGTCTACGGTTATTAGGGATTATAGTAATATTTCTCTAAGAATGTTTAACAAGGATTAATATAATTGTATCTTTCATGCTTTACAAGTTTCATGTCATGCACTCTGTACACGTCCCATCGATCAGCGCTCATTTTCGCGTAGTCAGGCTCTTGATTCGCGAACACCACCACGTGCGGTACATGATATATGCACTGACCACCTTCGTACTTTGTGCTGTTGAAGCATCCGTTTTTGATATCCTCAATTGCTTGATAGCTCACAAAGTCTTTAGCCACACGCGGAACATCCATCACCATAAGCTCTGGCAGTTTGCCTTTGTCGAGCAATGTGAACACTTGGTGCTTAACATCTGACGCTTTGCCTCCTCCAATGCAGCAGGTCCTGGTAAGGGCCAAATACTTAGTCAGAAACGACTTCCCCGTATTGCCTTCCTCCTCAAATATCCAATAGATCTTACGAGGGTCCTTAGGCCCCTCCAAAATAGACAGAAGGGATTTCTGCCAATCCCGCCAAACAACATCTTCATATACAGCTTTGCACTCACGCAGTAGACGTGCTTTGAACTCTTGGAGACTCTCTTCGAAGGTTCTGTACACTTCGATTCCTTCCTTGGAGCAGTAGTCAATGTTTTGCTGTCTGGATCCTTTGGCTCTCTCCCAATGTATCTTGTTGGACCACAGCTTCTTCAGTACACTCAGACGCTTGTTGGATTTGAATTCGCAGTAGCCTTGGATGTGCGGTGTCCCTTCTTTTCCAACTTCTTTGGCCATGATGAAATTGGTGGTCACTTTGGCGAGTAACTCCAATCCCCGGTCCCATTCATCCCCATTGTAATTATTGAAGGTAAAGCACCACTTTTTCCCTTGAATTCTTCGCGGGGGGAGATCAGTATTACCTCCCCCCCGATCCCCTCCATCCCCACTCGGGCTTGGGATCAGTTCGGGCTCAGAAAGGGAGCTCATTGGTTCTTGGTTGGATTCGGTCATTGGTTGATCTTTGGTTGTAATTCTGGAAATGTAAATTCTTAAGTACAATTTGGAAGTGTGCTACTAATTTTCAAACCCAGATTGGAAAAAAGTTAAAGTCAAGATTTCATGCCTAAACGTAAACGTACCCCTACCTATGCTCCTCGCAAGCGTCGTCGTGTTTTTAAAAAGCGCACTGCGCCTTATAGAATGCGTAAGAGGCGTTTTACGAAAGCGGTCAAAAAACTTATCCAGAACACTGCGGAAGTGAAGCGCACGTCTTCTAACCCGCAGACTTATACGTTCAATGCTAATAATTCAGCCATGTCCGCTCCGGTGGACATTCCGCAGCTGTTTTGTTCTATGGCTCAAGGTACTGGTGACGGCGATCGTATTGGCGAACAGATTAGGACCAAAAAGGCCATTCTGAAAATATTAATTCAAGCTGCTATTCCTACTCCCAATGCTGAATGTCAGATTCTGCAACTCTTCATTGGCAAGTATAAGCCTTCTCCTGGTACAGCTCCGACGTCAATTAATTTGACTGGCATCTTTGATGATGGTGCTGGCACTGCAGCTGCTGACGGCACTTTATTGTCGTTGCTCCGGTCTGTCAACAGTGATCTATTCACTATATATCGCTACAAGAGAGTCAAGGTTGGCAATTCAACTGCTACTGGTCTTACTAATAACGATTTCCCTGCATACCGTACTTTTTCTATCGACGTCACCAAGC